AAAATCCGGACAAGCCGGAACCGGATTGCGATTTTATGAGAGATTTGGAAAGCGGTAAAGACTCATGATACTTGCAGATCCTAAAACCCATGATGAATGGTTATCAGCACGTTGTGCAGGTATTGGCGGAAGTGACGCGGCGTGTGTTCTGGGAATGAATAAGTACAAGACAAATGTGCAGTTATGGCAGGAAAAAACAGGTGTTTTCAAGCCGAAGGATATTTCAAATAAGCCTGCTGTTGCATACGGAAAGAATGCAGAAATCCATTTAAGAGAACTTTTCAGACTTGATTTTCCCCAATATGATATTGAATATCATGAATACAGAATGTATGCAAATGACAAATACCCGTTTATCTTTGCAACTCTGGACGGCGAATTGACTGATGAATCAGGCAAAAAGGGAATTCTCGAAATCAAGACTACAACAATTCAGAATTCTTCTCAATGGGACGAATGGGACGGTGGAGTTCCGCAAAATTATTACATACAGGTATTGCATCAGATGCTTGCTACAGGCTGGAATTTTGCAGTACTAAAGGCACATATCAGGTATTTTAAAAATAATGATATATGCACCGCAACCAGACATTATTTCATTGACCGTAATGAAGTGCAAGAGGATATAAAAACACTCCTCGAAGCTGAAATTAAGTTTTGGGAGCATGTACAACATAAAACAAAACCGGCATTGATTTTGCCGGAGATTTAGGAGGGAAACAATGGACTTTAAATTACAAACGGACTTGAACACTTTGCCGTCTGTTATAGAATTTAACTATAGTGAACTAAAAGCCGAGATGACTGAAAGACTAAAATATTACAATAATTTAGTGGTTTCAGAAAACAGCATTAAGTCGGCAAAAGCTGATAAAGCAAATTTAAATAAATTAATAGCAGCCATTGAAAGTGAACGAAAAGAAGTCAAAAGACGTTGCCTTGAACCGTATAACGATTTTGAAGCTAAATGTAAAGAACTTGTTATGTTAGTCAAAGCCCCTGTTGTTGCAATTGATAATCAAATAAAAGAATTTGAAAACATAAAGAAGCAAGAAAAATATGACGAACTGAAATCTTGCTTTGATCATTACATAGGAGATATGGCTGATATCATTAAATTTGATAAGATTCTTAATCCTAAATGGGGCAATGCCACAGCAAAAATTGATACCCTGAAAGCGGAAATTGAAAATAATATCGACCATATCAAGAAGGAACTTGAAACGCTTAATACCGAATATGCAGACAAGCCGTATAAAGCCGCTGTGATTTCCGAGTACTGCAAAGAATACAGTACAAGTCAGGCATTGGTATATGCCGCACAGCTTCAGCGTGAAGAAGAAATGCAGAAGAAAGTTCTTGAACAGACAAAAACGCAACCAGTACAGCAGGAAGTTGTTCAGACTGTTTCAGCATCGCAATCCCAGCAGCCTAAAGAACAGTTGGGAACATGTGCATTTCGTGTAATTGGAACATATAATCAGATTAAAAACTTACGTAAATTTATGGTAGATAACGGTATTAAATTTGAGACGATTAAAACGGAGGGAAATTAAAATGGCAGTAAAAAACAGTTTAGTTAAACCGGGTGAAAAAAAAGTCCCGTTCACAGTTCAGCTTCAAAGCAAAAGTTATCAGAATCTAATTAATACAACACTCCGAGATAAAAACACAGCTAACCGCTTTATTGCTTCTATTACATCGGCAGTGAGTGCCAATCCTGCGCTACAGGAATGTGATGCCGGTTCAATTCTTTCAGCTGGATTACTTGGCGAGGGCTTGAAGCTTTCCCCGTCTCCACAGTTGGGACAGTATTATTTAGTACCGTTTAATGATAATAAAAACGGGCGAAAAGTTGCACAATTTCAGCTAGGATACAAAGGATACATACAGCTTGCGATTCGTTCTGGTCAGTACAAGAAATTAAATGTATTGCCGATAAAACAAGGAGAATTGATACACTTTAATTCTCTTGAGGAAGACATTGAAGTGCAGTTGATTGAAAATGAAATTGACCGTGAAAATGCTCCTACAATCGGATATTATGCAATGTTTGAATATATAAACGGCTTTAAAAAGGCTATTTATTGGAGTAAAGAAAAAATGGAATCTCACGCTGAAAAGTATTCAAAAGGATATCAAAAGCGTTCCGGTTATACATTCTGGGAGAAAGATTTTGACGGAATGGCTTGCAAAACCATGTTAAGACAATTAATCAGCAAATGGGGTATTATGTCAATAGAAATGGAAAAAGCCGTTACAAATGATATGGCAGTTATTAATGAACAGGGTGAAGCGGAATATGTAGAAACAATTCCTGAAACCGGAGAAGTTATTGAAACAGAAGAAGTTGTGGAATCAGTCACTACTGAGCAGCCGCCTCTTGATGATTTTTCCAGTATAATGGAGGGATAACGTATGCTGAACAGAGTGATATTAATGGGTCGGCTGACTGCCGATCCTGAGCTAAGACAAACGCAAAGCGGTATTTCATTTGTAAAATTCAATATAGCCGTGGACAGAAAATTTAAAAATGATAACGGCGAACATCAAACGGATTTTATTAGTGTTACTGCATGGAGAAAGACTGCTGAATTTGTAAGCAGATATTTTTCCAAGGGACAGATGATTGTCATTGAGGGAAGTTTAAGAAACAATAATTATGAAGACCAAAACGGAGTAAAGCATTATTCCATGGACGTGTTGGCAGACAGCGTTTCATTTGCAGGCAGCAGGAACGATAATAATTATACTGCAAATACACCGCAAACCACACAGGTATCAAATCCGGTAGAAGACGTTCAACTCGGAGATCTAGCCGATTTTGAGGAGGTAATTGCCGGTGATGATCCGCCGTTTTAAAAGTTACAATTTGATTACAAAATAAAGTTAATTGCATATTTTAATGCAAATTCAGCAGTGAATCTGCCCATTAGTGAGGGGGTGAAAGGTTGGAAGAAAAAAGAAGTTTTATACTATACAGCAGTTACATGGAACAATTTAATGAGTTATCAGATGAACAAGCAGGTAAACTTATCAAGGCAATATTTATGTATGCAGAGAAAAAAATTATACCAGAATTTGATGATGGTATGGTAAAAATGGCATTCAGCTTTATAAAAAGCAGGATTGACTTGGATTTGGAAAAATGGAATAAAACTCGTGAAAAACGTTCCGAAGCCGGAAGAAAAGGCGGCAAGCAAACCCAAGCAAATCAAGCAAATGCTTCTTTTGTTAAGCAAACCCAAGCAAATCAAGCTGTTAATGTAAATGATAATGTAAATGTAAATGATAATGTAATAAATATACCCCCTATATCCCCCAAGGGGGATAAGCCGAAGAAAAAACCTGAAACAGACTCTTTCAGTAAATCGTTTGATGATTTTTGGAAAGCGTATCCGAAGAAGGTTTCAAAGTCTAATGCGTTAAAGGCATGGAAAAAACTTAAACCAAACGACGATTTAGTCAGGGAAATCCTTTCTGCTTTGGAGAAGCAAAAACAATCTTCTCAGTGGCAAAAGGATAACGGACAGTTTATTCCATATCCTACAACATGGCTTAATGGTAAACGTTGGGAGGATGATTTAAATACAGGTGAGGAGGAATCCCATGAACACAATAGCAGACTATACGAAGGACTTCTCTGACGGAAACAAATTAAGCTATGAAGATTTTGCACGTAAGCGCTGCGATTGGTACAACGACACTCAGGGAAATCTTCCATACATAAACTGCGATATCTGCAAAAATAAGGGTTACATTGCAGAGCTTGATACGGATTTAAATGAGATCAGAGTTGAGTGTAAATGTATGTCAAAGCGAAAAAGCATAAAAAATCTTGAACTGAGCGGATTGGGAAATCTGATAAAAAAATATACGTTCAATGCGTATGAGACGTCAAAACCATGGCAATCGGAAATCAAGAAAAAGGCGTTGCTATTTACGGAAAATTCAGGCGATTCATGGTTTTATGCAGCAGGACAGTCCGGAAGCGGCAAGACCCATATATGCACTGCTATATGTACTAGGTTTATTTCATGCGGCAGGTCAGTAAGGTATAAAGTCTGGCGCAATTTGTTTCACGAACTGCAAAGTAATCAATTTGATGAAACAGAATATAAAAATAAATTTAAATCCATTTGCGATACTGATATTCTGTATATTGACGATTTTCTGAAATCCAATTCAAATAACAGTAAGTTCAGTGATGAATTGAATTTTGCATTTGAAATTATTAACAGCAGATATAACGCCAACAAAAAAACAATTATTTCGTCTGAACTGCTGATATCGGATATAAACAAATACGATCCTGCACTGGCTGGACGAATTGCAGAAAAATCAGCAGGGTTTACTATTCAAATCCAGAAAGACGATAATAAAAATTATAGGTTAAGGTGAGGCAGTGAAATACATAATTGACGAGATACCGCCTAGTAATAATAAATTTATAGGCAGGACGAATAAATGGGAGTATCAGGAAAAAAAGAAACATTGGGCGCAGTTGATTAATTTAAAATGCAGACCAAAACCCGAAAAAACGTTTGACAAAGCAACAGTAAAGATTACGTATTATTTTCGTACTAAAATAAGACATGATCCTGATAATTACAGCGGTAAGTTTATTCTTGACGGATTGGTCAAAGCCGGAATTATTGCTGATGACAGTTTTAATAATATTAATCTGATACTGTCCGGAAAGTACGATAAGGATAATCCAAGGACGGAAATTGAAATTATAGGAGGACGCCATGAATGAGATAAAAATGACGGTTAAAGAAGCCATAGAACAATTAGATGACTTAAAGCGTGACCGTGAAGGTTTTGCTAAAAATGATGAGCCTGATTCCGTGTTTGATTATGATATTAAGGCGATTGACGTGGCTATAACGGTTATGGAAGAAAAGCTGGAAAGGGACAAAGGCTGCGAATATTGCGCAGAAGATAAATGCAGACTATGTACCCTATTGTGTGACTATTGGGGTGATGGCGGCACGGACAAATGCAGTGCAGACGGAATTGACGATCCGTGTGCCTATTACAATCTAATTAATTACTGTCCAAAGTGCGGAAGAAGGTTGGTGAATGAAGAGGAGGTATTGAAAGATGAATAGAGAAATATTATTCAGGGGGAAAACAGGCGATGAATGGGTTTACGGTGATTTAAGCCGCTTAAAAAATGCAATAACAATAACTAAAAGAAATTTTATATATCCGTATATAGTCATGCCCGAAACAGTAGGACAATTTACTGGATTAACAGACAAGAACGGCGTTAAGATTTTTGAGGGGGATATTTTAAAATTCAGATCGGGAATTTATTCTGTTGAATGGGATAATGAACACAGCAAATTTTTACAGAGAGACGGGCAATTTAGCAGAGAACTTCACATTTGGATTGCAAAATCAGAAATTGTCGGCAATATCCATGATAATCCCGAATTGCTGAAAGGAGAAGAAAATGATTAATACAATAGAAGCATTTAATTTATTTTGTGAAAAATATGCTGAGAAAAATAAAAATCAAAAATTAGAGCCGGGTGATAAGGCGGTTGCAATTTTGAAAAATTGCGTAATGATAGTTGAGGCAGACGAAGATAAAAAATTGAAAATCACATTTACTGGTGATGAACCTATAGTTATTGATGATGATCTTGACATGTATGTGGAGGACTGAAAATGGCGAAGTGTGAGAATTGTTATCATTGCGAAATATGCAAAAAATATGCAATAAAATCAGGTGTGCCGGAAACCATGTTAGATAAAGCGCTTGGTGAAGAATTTGAACATATGGAAGGGTATGACTGTTATAAAGATAAATCCCTAATTGTTGAGTTACCTTGTAAAATTGGAGATGCAGTATATATTCATTATGTATTGCCAAACGAAATAAAACAAATGAAAATTGACGGAATTAAGGTTCACAAAGAATTTATACAGGTTATTTTCTCGGATAACACTACTTTTACAGTATGGAATAATGATTGGAGTGATTATGAAAATACTGTATTTCGTACCCGTGAAGATGCAGAGAAAGCATTGAACGCTGAAAACACCGTCTAGAATGCGCTGTAATCAATTTTGAATGTGTTATAATGGAATTACAAGGTTAAAATCATAACGCCTAAAAGCAGGCTTAAAATTGAAATATGGAGGTAATGAAAATGGAAACTAGAGAACAAATATTACGGCGAGACTTTTCTGATGAATTTATTACAAAAATGAAAAATGCTATTGAGGTGTCCCATTATAAATATGGATGGTGTTCTCAAACGTATCCGGAATTAGCCCAAGCTTACAAAAGTATAAAAAGACGTTTAGAGCTGTATGAGGAAACCCATAACACCGAATATCTTGTAGACGTAGCGAATTTTGCCATGATAGAGTACAAATATCCGTCATTTACTAACGCAAAATATATGCCTACTGACAGCGATAAATCACCGGGATTAACTGATGGTATTTCATACAAAGAACTTATGGAGGATTAAAAGTCAGCACATAAACGATTTACACGTATATGCGTTTCATGCGGTGTTGAGATGCCGAATTCAGGCAGTTCCAAAAAATATTGTACCGAGTGCGCCAAAGAACGGCATCGCAAAAATAGACGTGAATATATGCGAAATATCAGAAATTCAGGGGAATACATATCTCCTGCAAATGAAGTCAAACGGGCTAGGTCAAGAAGTATGGAAAGAATTAACGATATTGCCCGAAATACCGTAAACTATGGAGAATATCAAGCTAAAAGAATGGAGAATTAGGAGGAGTGAGAGGTTTGACAAAGGAACAGCTTGAAAAAATTGCTTGGTTAAATAGGGCGTTTTATACAAATATGAAATTAAAAGCGTTAAAAGCATATAAAATATCAAAAACAGAAGATATGGATTGTGGAGGTATGAATTATGAAAATGACGGTTGTACTGACGGGAAAAATGAAAATGGTGTTGAAAATAAACTTTTAATTTATTGTGATGATATATCAAAAATTAATTCCCAAATAGAAAAGCAAGAACAAAAATTAAAATCAATTGAAGATGAAATTAATCATGCTATATATTCAATAGGCGATGATCGTTTAGAGTCAGTTCTTATTTGTAGACACCTTGCTTTCATGAAAGCAGAGGTTACAGCAAGAGAAATTGGTTATAGCCCACGAAATGAATCAAGATTATATATTAAAGCACTTGATAAATTGTCCTGCATTGGCACGTAATGTCCTTGCAATGCACCGAGGATATGCAGTATAATAATATTATAGAAACAGGGCGAAAGCAGCGACGCCCATTTCTACCTCTCTTCTACATTGTTTTATTCCTTGATTTACAGCTGTTGAAATTAGACGGCTGTTATGCAGTCGGTAGTTTCAGTCGGTGCAACTCCGGCAGACTGCGCCAATAATTTGTATATTTTTGAAGATAAGATACAAACTATTTTTTGAGGTGATAAATGTGATTGAAAAAGAAATTAAGTCGAATTCAGAAGCAAAGGAAACCAAGAAAAATATTAATCAGAATCAGGAACACAACGTCAAAAAAGAAGCGTTGGGTCCTAATACAAGAAGATAATTATAAGCATCTCCCCGGAGGTGCTTTTCTTATACCCAAACGAAAGGACGGTGAGGTAATGCCGAAACAAACAAAACTAACCGAAAAACAAAAGCGTTTTTGTGAGGAGTACCTCATTGACTTAAACGCAACGCAAGCAGCTACTCGAGCAGGGTATAAAAATGCTGAAATAGGACGTCAGCTTATTACGAAAAATAACGTTTTGGCGTATTTAAAAGAACTTAGAAAAAAGCAGTCTGAGCGTACAGGAATTAATGCTGACACGGTTTTGAAGGAACTTAAAAAGATTGCTCTTGCGGAAGCAGATATTTCCGGTAAAGAAAAAATCAAAGCCCTAGAACTCCTCGGTAAACATCTGGGCATGTTCAGTGAACGTAAAGAAGAATCGAATGAGAACAGTGAAATCATATTCAATATTATTCCGGCATCACAAAGAGAAGAGTCGCAGGAAGAGGATTAATTATGGATAAAATGATTTATGTAAATGATGTGTATATCCCATTCTTAAAAGAGGAAAGAATGACGCAGATATATTACGGAGGTTCATCGAGCGGTAAAAGCTTCTTTTTGGCACAGCGTGTGGTAATGGATAATTTAAACGGTGTTAATTGGCTGCTTACAAGAAATATCGGTAAAACGATACGTAATTCACTTTTCAATGAAATAAAAAAGGCTATTTCAGCATACGGTGTTAGTCATCTTTATTCAATCAATAAGTCAGATATGGTGATTACCTGCAAAGACAACGGCAAACAAATATTATTTGCAGGACTTGACGACGTTGAAAAGCTTAAATCAATTACTCCAGCCAATGGCGTACTTGAAAGAATCTGGATAGAGGAGGCAACAGAGGTAAAGAGAGAAGCGTATTTACAGCTTAAGAAACGTCTAAGAGGATATTCTCCCTTTAAAAAATCAATAACATTGTCCTTTAATCCGATTTTAAAGACGCATTGGATATATCAGGATTTTTTTAAAAATTGGCAGGACAATAAAACCGTTTATAAAGACAATGAACTGTCGATTTTAAAGACAACCTATAAAGATAATAAGTTTCTTACTCCTGATGATATTTACAGCCTGGAAAATGAAAGCGATGAATATTTCAGAAACGTTTATACTTATGGCAATTGGGGAGTATTAGGGCATGTTATTTTTAAGAATTGGCATGTTGAGGATTTAAGTAATTTAATACCGCAGTTTGATCATATTTACAACGGTATTGACTTTGGCTATTCTTCAGACCCTAATGCACTGATAAAAATTCATTTGGACAAAAAACATAAAAAACTGTATGTTTTTGATGAATGGTATCAAGCAGGAATGGGCGATGATGAACTTGTCAGAGTGTGTAAAGAATTTTTCGGAAACGGTATTGTGACATGCGACAGTGCAGAACCCAAGACCATTGACTATTTATCGTTAAATGGTATTAATGCTATTTCTGCTGTTAAAGGAGCAGATAGTATCAACAGGGGCATTCGTTACTTACAGGGATATGAAATTATTATACATGAAAGCTGTCAGAATTTTAAGAATGAGATTGAACAATATCACTGGAAAGAAGATAAATACGGTAACGCAATGGCAAAGCCTGTTGATGCAAACAACCATTTGCTCGATGCCTTGAGATATGCTATAGAAGATGAAATGTTATCGGCAGAAGCAATGGCAGGAGTGAGATTGTAGTATGTGTAATCACGAAGTTGTACGAATAGGCGATTGCAAGGTGTGTATTAAATGCGGTATGACTTTGCTTGACAATAACAGGATGTTTCTTGACAGAAAGCTACCAAATTATAAGCCTAGAAAGAAAGGCAGGAAAAAATGAGCAGAAATATTAGAACACTTTATCCGGATTATTCGGCGGAATGCAGAGAACTTACAAAAAACGGATTTACGCTTGAATTATTATATAAAATTATCAATAAACATAAGCAGAACGCAGCATATAACAGAAAGCTTTATGAACGGTATATGACGCTTGATGAATCAGTACCGATTATGAGGCGAAATCCTAGGTTTGATGAATCGAACCCTATTAATAATAAAATCAATAATGACTTTTTTAGTGAGATTATTGATTTTAAAACCGGATACTTTGCAGGGAAACCTATTACATACGGTTACAGCAAAAGTGAAGAATCGGAAGAAACAAGCGGCGGAGCTGACGGTGTTGACGAAGCTGCAAAGTTAATAACGGATTTCACCACACGAAATAATATGTATGGCGTTGATATGGAAGTGACAAAGTTTGCTAGCATATATGGATATGCAGGCAGACTTTTTTATATTGATACGGACGGTGAAGAACGTGTGATGCCCGTACACGGATATGAGGCAATTATTTTATCCACAAAAGATATATCAGAACCTGAATACGCTGTCAGGTATTTTTACACGCTTGATATTAACGGCTGTAAGGTGTGGACTGTTGAATTTTATGATGATACTTACGTAACGGCATATACCGGTCATTTAACGCAGCTTACAGAAGTTGAAAAAAAACCTCATATGTTTGATTATTGTCCGCTGCAAGGTATTCCTAACAATAAGGAAATGATAGGCGATGCCGAAAAGGTGTTGGCTTTAATTGACGATTATGATAAGGTTTTATCTGATAACTCAAATGAGGTAGAAAGCTTTGTACATGCTTATATGATTTTTGAAAATCTCAATATTGATGAGGACACTATAAGAGATGGACAAAAAAACGGTTCTTTTAATTTCAGAAGCACCGGAACTCAGCAGGGCAAGGTTTATTTCCTGACCAAAGATATAAACGACGCTTTTACAGAGCATCATCTTGAACGCTTGGAAGATAATATTTACCGTTTCAGTAAAACGCCTAATCTTGGTGATGAGAGTTTTGGTAATGCAAGCGGTGTAAGTCTTAAATTCAAGTTACACGGTTTGGAAATAAAGTGCGGTATGTTTCAGGCGCAGATGATGAATGCAGCACAATTTATGTGGAAACTGCTTGCATCTGCATGGACGAAAAAAGGAAAGCAAATTGACCCGCTTCAAGTGACTATGGATTTCAATAGGAACTTTCCGCTTGACCTTGCTAATGAAGCGCAGACAGTACAAGCTCTTATTGCAGCAGGACTTCCGAAGGAAGTTGCCTACAGTCAGTTGTCATTTGTTGATGATGTTGATTATGTTATGCAGATGATTGAAAAAGAAAAGGACGGTATACTGCCATTAACGGAGGTTACGCCTGAAGATGTTGCCGATAATATAAGCACATAATAAGGAGGGGCAGATATGCCGAAGGCGGAACAAAGTCTAAATGATTTGCTTCATGAGATACGGCGAATAGAGCAAAGCCGTGAAGTGCTTACCGAAAAGAAAATACGAAAGATTTATAAGCAGTTATTAAAAGAACTTAATCATTTTCTTGCAGACGAATATTTGAAGTATTCAAAGGACGGCATTTTAACAGTTGCAATGCTTCAGGAAAAAAGTCGATATGCAAAATTCTTAGAGGAAATTGAATCACATGTTAACAATTTAACTCCAGAGATAGTAGCACTTATAAAAAACACGGTTGAAGATACATATACAGCTTGTTATAAGGGAATGTCAGAGTCAGTATTGAAAGCAAAAGATACAAAATCAGCGTTGAATTATCTGAAAGATTTGAGCATACGCCCTGAGGTTATGAAAAGGGCAATAGAGAATCCGGTAAGCGGTTTGACATTGCCTGATATTCTTGAGAAAAATCGTAAAGAGGTAATTTACGATATCAAGCAGCAGGTCAATATAGGATTGATGAACGGTGACAGATATGAGACAACTGCCAAAAAAGTAGCTGAGAGACTTGATATAAGCTATGGTAAAGCGACTAATATTGTACGTACTGAAACACACAGAGTGACCGAAAGCGGCTTTATGGACTGTGCAAAAGACATATCAGATTCCCTTGACGGTTCAGGACTTGTTTATACTGCTGCGTGGCGTACAATGAAAGATGAGCGTGTACGTCCTCAGCACAGGTATCGTACTAAATCAGGCTGGAAAACTTCAATTAGCCGTAATGGTGCTAATCATCAGAAAATGGAGGGTGTTATAATACAGGTTGGTGATAAATTCCAGCTTGAGCCAAATGTATATGCAGAATGTCCATCTACTAGCGGTACGGCACGAAATGACTGCCGTTGCAGATGTTTCCTTGAATATACTTTGATGAGTGTAGAAAAATTTGAAGAATTAACTGGTAAATCTGTTGACAAATCAGGTGGAAGTGGTATAATAAAAGAAAACATAGTTATCGGACGCAGTGTTGGAGCAGCAGGAAAGAATTACCCTGTAAAACTTCCTGATGGAAATCATGCAAAATTTGCAGAGGGTTCAACAATTACTAAAATTAAGGTTTTTGCTGGAGAGGGCACTAATGTTCCAATTCGTGAGGCTATTTTTCTTGAAAGCAATTATGGAATACAGGCAGATAAGTGGCAAAAAGTACGTGGTGAAGGAATTATAATTGAAAACGGAATAAAGCGTACTGTAGAGATACATTGGTATGAGGCTGATGGTGAAAAAATTAAGATGAAGGTAAAGAGGTATTTAGATGAAAGTTAAATATATTGGGACAATAAGCGATCCAATGGAGCTTATAACGGGTAAAATTTATAATTGCTTAGGGCAAGAGAAAGATAGATACAGGGTTATAGATGAAACTAATGAAGATTATTTATATCCCATAGAAGAATTTGAAATAGTTGAGGAATAACCGCCCATGAGGCGGTTTTCTTATATCCAAAATTCAATAAGTTTATTAGCATCTCTTAAAGAGGTGCTATTTTTATACCCAAAATCAAAAGTAACCCATCGAGCAATTAACGCCCGACAAGTCCCGTGCGGTCACGCACTGTCCTAAGCATGACGTAAAACTGCTTAGAAATTTAAATGGAGGTGCAAAATGGGAGAAATTTTTAAAATTCCAATGCAATTTTTTGCAGAAGCAGGAGAATCGACTGCAGATTCCGGAACTGACATCAGTGATGTAAGCGGTAATCAGGACAATCATGATTCTAACAACAATGCTGACAGCAAAAGCAACAATATGTCAGACCTTGACAAGCTTGTGCAAGCCAGAGCAGATAAACTTACTGCTGAAATTAGCAAGAAAAATGCCGCATTACAAAAAGAGCTTGACAATCTCAAAAAGGAAAAAATGACAGCTGAGGAACTTAAACAGCTTGAAATTTCCGAAAAGGAAAAGACTCTTGCGGAACGTGAAAAAGCGCTTAAGGACAAAGAAAACCGTCTGTTGGCTATTAAGTCAATTAAAGCGGCAGGACTTGATGACGGTAGCGACAAGGCACTTGAGCTTGTCGATTTTATTATTGCCGATGATGAAGAATCAATTAATAACAGGGTAAAAGCATTTGGCGATCTGGTAAAAAGATTGGTTGAGGACAAAGTTAATAAGACGTTTAAAGACAACGGCAGAAATCCTAACGGCGGTAATTTGAACGGTAACGCAGAAAACGGAAATAAAAGTAATTCCGTTGCTGAAAGTCTGGGTAAAGCAAAAGCAGTCAAATGAAATTTTGAAGTATTACGGAGGAGGTAAGTAATAATGAAATTTACAAATACCAATATTACAAACACAAAAGAAATTCTTTATAACGATCATTATGTGGCTATACCTTATGATTGTTCAAAATTAACAGCAGGAAGTGATGGAATCATTAAAGCCGGTACTATCATACCAGCCAATGATGATACGGCAATCGGGGTGTTACTGCATGATGTTAAAAAGACAGACGATCCTAATGGGACGGTTGTGATTCACGGTTTTATCAGGACTGATAAATTACCTGAAAAGCCGTCCGAAGATACAACAGGTAACACGCCGACCATCGGTGCAAAATCAGTACTAAAGCAGATTACTTTTATGTAACAGGAGGTAACAAACATGAAATTATCAGACGTATTTACAGCGGAAGCTATTGCTCTTAATTATACAAATGCAGCAAGCAGTGCTATTCCGTATCTAGGCACAGGTTTTTTTCCATCACAGAAAAAAGCAGGCTTAGACTTGAAATGGATTAAAGGTCATAACGGACTTGCTGTATCTTTGATGCCATCAACATTTGATGCAAAATCTACATTCCGTGACCGTGTGGGTATTTCAATGAGTGAAACAGAAATGCCGTTTTTCCGTGAGTCTATGCTTGTTAAGGAAAAAGATGAACAGGAAATTATGCGTGTACAGGATTCTAAAGACCCTTACGCTACACAAGTACTTGATAACATTTTTAATGACACTAAAACATTGGTCGATGGTGCAAATGTAGTACCCGAAAGAATGATAATGCAGCTGCTTGCACCGCTAAACGGAAGCGTGGGTATTGAAATCAAGGCGAATAACGTTGATTATACATACAATTATGACCCAGACGGTAGCTGGAAGGCGGAGCATTACGCTAAAATTACTACAGATGCTGACAAGTGGAGCACATCAGCTACATGCGATCCTCTTTTCGATATTGAAACTGCACTTGATGCACAGGAAGCCGCAAGCGGAAACCGTCCGGAAATTCTGCTTATGTCAAAAGCTACATTCAACATGATCAAGAACAGTGCAAAAGTACGTTCCGGCATTCTTGCCCAGAATACTACTGCAAATGTCAATTACACATCTGCAAAAGTTAAGCAGTATGTAGAGGAAGAATTAAGCGTTACTATTATTATTTACAATAAGCAGTTTAAAAACGAAAGCGGAACTGCTAAAAAGTTCTATCCTGATAATATCGTTATGATGCTTCCAAATGGCGCAATAGGAACTACATGGTATGGCACAACACCAGAGGAAAGAACGCTTACTGCTAAATCTGATGCAGATGTATCTATAGTTAACACAGGTGTAGCAGTTTCCGTAACAATTACAGATGATCCGGTAAATACAAAAACAACGGTATCTGAAATTGTGCTGCCGTCGTTTGAACGTATGAATGAATGCTATGCAATGGAGGTGGCTTAATATGAAATATGATTATTCTGTAAAAGTTAACGGTAAGTGGTATCAGCCCAATGAGAAAATACCGGAGGAGTCTGAAACAATCGCAAAAACCACAGAGGAAGTGACTGAAAATGACGAAGGAACAAGCGGAAAGTCTAAATCTCGGAATACAAATAAATGATAAAACTTTAATTATCATTGAAACGGCTTTAGATTTGGTTTTAGCCAAAACATCAATCAGATTTGATAAAAACAGCGATGATGATTTAAATAAAATACCCGCAAGAGTAAAGCTGTTTGTTACCAAGTATCTTGAATTGATGGGCATACATGAGGGTGTTGCTAGTCAGACTATAACAAACCTTTCCATGTCTTTTTCACAAGATAAAAACGAACGGTTTAATAACTTGCTTGATGAGATTTTAGGAGACGACTTGATTTCAGATGTCAAGTTTGTGGGAGCAGTAAACAGATGGCAGTAAAGGTTAAATATAAAACCAAGCTTGATATTACTAAGGACATGTTAAAAAACATATCTAATATGAATGGCAAAAGGGTTGAGGTTGGCTGTTTTAACGGTGATCACGCATGGCTTGCAGGTATACATGAGTATGGGTGTAATATAAAAGTAACTCCTAAAATGAGGGCGTATTTGCATAGCAAGGGATTACATCTCAAAAAAAGCACGTCATCTTGACTGATTCTGTTGCCTGTTCTGAACTCTTTTTTACACCATCAATTCCCGATGTATCGAAAGCGGTGTTAAAAGCGTAAAAGAAGAATTTTCTACCGGCATATTAAAAATTTAGCGCAAACCAAGATGTCAAATTTGACGAGCAATATCAAAGAGATGTACTCGACATTATCAAGAGGTCAAACAGGCGCAAAAGGCTTTGTCACTGCCTTGAAGAGTATCGGAAAAGTCGGGTTTGAAAAAACTATAAGCGGGTTTCAGAGCATAAAAAAATCTATAAAAAGCATAACCTTTGACAAAATAAAATCCGGCTTGTCAAGTATAAAATCCGGTGCAAGTTCTGTTTTATCGGGATTTAAAAGCTTGGGTTCAGGTGCGCAAAAAGTAGCTTCAAATATTAAAACTGCGTTTAGTAATGTTGGAAGTAAAATTAAATCTGTGGCTAGTAATATAAGCAGTGCCGCAGATTCTATAACTTCAAAGCTGTTCAACATAAAAAGTCTTGTTGCAGGTGTTGCAACGGGCGCTGTCGTACAGCAGTCAGTGGGCATTGTAGTTGACCGTCAAAATATTACTTCACAATTTGAGGTTCTTCTTGGCAGTGCAGAAAAGGCGAATGAACGTGTAAGTGAATTAACTGATTTTGCAGGTATGACACCGTTTACTCGTGATGAAATCTTTGCGGCTAGTAAGCAATTGCAAGTGTTTACAGGTGATGCGCTTTCCACAGGAGACAGCTTACGAATAATCGGTGATGTTGCGGCAGGAACAGGACAGCAATTTGAAGATGTGGCTTTGTGGACTGGGCGATTGTATGACGCCATGAAATCAGGTCGTACAGTAGGCGAAATGACTTCAAGACTACAGGAAATGGGTGCTATTTCCGGTGAGGATAGAACAAAGATTGAAAAACTTGCAGAATCTGGAGAGGACATAACTCAAACTTGGACTGAGGTTGAAAAAATATTCAGCCGTTATGACGGTACGATGGAGAAACTGTCAAACAATCTCGGTAATATGCTGACAAGCTTAAAATCATTTGCTACAAACAGTATATTTTTACCGCTTGGTGAGGGAATCGCCAGTGGTTTGCAGCCCGCAATACAGAAATTCAGAGATTTCAGAAAGTCTAACAAAGAAGATGTTACCGCCATGGGTGAAGTTATTAATAACTTTGCCGAAAAGATTTGCGTACCGCTTTTCAATAAAATAGAACAGGGTGCTGAATTTGCTATTAAAGCTATAGCTTCATTAAAGGACGGTATGAGCGGATTAAATAAGCTTAAGGGCACATCACCGTTATTAGATAAACTCATTGAAGCCATTAACTTTGTTGTTTCTCACAAAGAAACTTTTATAGGTGCGGCAAAAGGAATTGCAGCAGCCATGGGAGGAATTGTAGCAGCTGGTAAATTTACAAAAATAATTTCAGCGTTAAGCGGACTTTTGAATCCATTGACATTGGTTACTGCGGCGTTTGGTATTTTGTTTAATGCCTTAAAAAATGACAGTGTAAACGGCGGTACTGCATTGACAGATTTAAAAAATATTGCAGTAACGGTATTTGATTCCATAAAGAATGCGATTTCAACGTTTTCCGAAATTTTATCTAATAACAAGGGATTGTTTTCAGATATTATTAATACGATAGTTGGCTTGTTACCTCCGTTAGCCGAAGCGTTTGGCGAGGTATTGACAGCAATGCTTGAACTTGCAACAGCGGCATTACCTGTTTTATTGGACGTATTCAGGGAACTATTTGAAACGGTAAAACCATTATTAAAGCAACTTCCCGATTTGATTAAATTTATAGCTAAAATTATAAAAGCATGTGCAAAGGCTGATGTAATAGAAGCACTTGCAAAAGGATTTATTGCATACAAGGTCGCTGTTGTGGCGGTAACGGCTGTTATGAAGGTTTATAACACAATTCAAGCTATTTTATATGTAAAATCTGTTCTTGCGGCAAAGGGTATTACCTTAATGCAGGCAGCATTTAAGTTGTTGAAGCTGGCATTAGTATCTCACCCTATTTTTGCAATAGCTGCTGTTATTGGTGCAGTAGGAACTGCTATAGCATTATTTTCAAAGAAGGCTGATAAAGGAAATGAAGCCAATGCCCAATTGAAACAGCATATTGATGAAGTTACCGGAAGTATTCATAGTATGCGTGATGCATTTGACAATGCTAAAGTTACTTTGCCTGATTACGATAAATTAATTTCATATAAAGGAAATACTATAAGCGGTATAGATGAGATGATAGCAGAAAAAGAACAAGCAATTACTGATATTCTGACAGCAGCAATAAACGATCAAAAAGGTGTTCGTGATGATGATATAAAGAATATTGAGAAATACATACAAGATATACAGGGGCTGGAAGAAGAAAAACTGTCTGTATATGCAAATCAACAAACTGCACAAATTGGTAAGATGGCGAATGAGCTTAGGTATGGTGATTTTGATCAGCAAGGTGTTGCAGATATTTTGGCGAGTGCAAAGGAAGCGTTTGATCAAACCAATAAAAGCATTGACGATGCGTACACTGCGCGTTTAACTAACATAGAAAATTGGTATACCGCAGAGCGAACGTCCATTGAAAACAATGAAGAACTTACAGGAAAAGCAAGAGCTGATGCGCTTAAAAAAGTTACTGATGAATATAATAAGCAAAACAAGGAAGCGTTTAGCTGGAAAAATGAACAGCTTGACATTGCACAAGGATATCTTGATGAAGTAAATAATATGGCGGTGGAAAAAACTAGGGAACTATCAAATAATCAAAAGGGAATTCAAAAAGAAATTTCTGATACTGTTAAGAAATCAAAAGAGGCTTTTGACGCCTTTAAACAAGGAAATTCTGTTAATAATTTCAACCGTGGAAATTTTTCAGAAAGTTTTGATCAGCAATTAGGATTTTATGATACGTTAATGCAAAAAATGAATACACTTAATAACTCAACTATTGACACAAAGAATCTTGTTGGTGAAAATGTTGATGACATGACTAAAACATTTGGAACTTTCAAGGTGGCAACAAAAAATGATTGTGATGATATTTACAATACTCTTTTAAAAATGGACGAGAGTGTGGCTGAATCAACGCATAATTTTTTGTTGACCGCAAATGAAGCTAAAAAAAGTGGCGTTGAACTTTCTGGTGAGACTCAGTTACAATTGGATACAATTTTAACTTTATTTGAATCCATCCCTCCTGAAATGCAGGAAATGGGGGCTTGCAGGGCTAATGCAAGGCATGACAGACGAAAACGGCAATGTCATTGATACAACTAATATGACCTGCCAAGAGTTGGTAGAAGCAGCTAGAGAGGCATTTGACGTTCATTCCCCATCACGAGTATTTGCAGAAATCGGTACAAATATCGGCTTAGGATTATTGCAGGGCATTTCATTGATTATGCCTGTAGTAACAGCGGCTGTAACAACCAATATGATGGGACTGGTTACGTCTGCAAGCGGTTTTAACTTGGACAGCATGGGCGAAAGTGCGGAAAATATATCTGAAACAGTTATTTTGGCTTTCTCAAATATGAATAAAGTTTCTTGTCAGCACATCTCGGGAATGCAAAAATCAGTTGTTTTGATATCAAAGTTAATGTCAACTACTGTAATTGTTAATTTGAAAACCATGAGCGTACAGGCTGTTATAATAGTACAATCTATGTCAGTCAGCATTGTTTCAACAATGTCTCAAATGAAGTCGAGTATTGATGGGCTAGATTTGTATTCTACAGGTGTAAATGTAATGAATGGTCTGATTAACGGTATGGAAAGCAGACGTGGTGGACTTATATCCACAGCACAGTCTATCGCCCAGACTGTAAAGAATACCATGAATAATGCACTTGATATACATTCGCCGTCCAGAGAGCTGTATAAGACAGGTGTATATACCGGACTGGGGCAGATTAACGGTATGAAGAGTACATTGCCTGAGATTCAACAGACAGCCGATAAAATGGGGCAGACTGCAATTCCCGATGATAATAACAGATACGCTCCTTCTGCAAGTCCTGCAACCTACAGCCGAAGCACGACATCTGAAAATCACACATATTCTCCGACATTTAATTTGACTATATCCGGAACAAATGATGATAGAACAATGGCAAGAAGGGTGAAAAAATGGATTTCAGAAGCGTTGGAGGAAACTTTTTCAAGCTATGAAAGTAAAAACGCTACAGTAAGGGAGGTATAATAATGGCATTAATAAATAATTATTATGTCCATGTAACTGAGGAGAATGTTACGTCCGGTATTGAAAGCACAACACATCCTGTAGAAAAGGGACTGGACATTACGGATACCATACGAAAAACGCCAAAGGAAATTTCCCTGACGGGCAAAATAGTAAAAGTAGGGAGCATGCCTGCCAATGCAATAGTAGTAGGTCTTGAAAATCTTATGCAAAACGGCTCGTTAGTCAAATACATTGGACGAAATAGTGTTGTAAATATGCAAATTCAATCATTTAACCACAGCCACCCGAACACTATAGCAGGTGGCTGCGATTTTGATATGACTCTTAGAGTTGTAAGGATTGCCCAACCGTCATATAAATCAACCTCAACAAAATCAAACAACAATACTAATAAGACATCGACAACGCCTAAATCGACATCTATAAAAACAGATGATGTTGTCATTTTTACAGGCGGAAACGTATATGTATCATCAACTGCTTCTCAGCCTGCGGCAAACAGGGGAAAAAGTACATGTAAAGTAACGATTATCAATACTAATAAGCACCCCTATCATTTAATTTCAAGTGATGGGGGAAAAGTTTATGGTTGGGTTGATAAAGCAAATGTGCAGACCAAAAGCAGTACTACAACAAAAGCTACTACTTCAAAAAGCACAAAACAAGTAACGAGCGGAGATAATAAAGCCGTATATCATACTGTAAAAAAAGGAAATACAGTATGGGGACTTGTTAACAATAATTATAAGTCATTAGGGAAATCTGTCCAATGGGTGATTGACAACAACCCTAAATGCTTTTCAAAAAAAGGTGATCCTACCACATTAATTGTAGGTTCAAAGTTGCTAATGGGATATAAAAACTGAAATTTTAAGATAAACAGTTGACATATTTCCATAATTGATGTATAATAATAAAAAAGGGGCATACCGATAGACGGTCGCTCCCTCATATTGGTTATTAATAAACCGCTATGTTTGGAAGACTGGGCGGTTTATTTCTTTATATTCTTGATAACTTCATTAAGAGTCACAAGGATTAAGAAGATAATGATTGATTCCATTATCTATCACCTCCTTGCCAGCTTATTTCGCCTGCACTTTCGTGGACGATAAGTAAGTTTATGGCGTAAGGAGGGAACAACCGCCTACCGAACGCAATAGGAAAAGCGTTCGGCAGACTTGCCCTAAAGATGGCAAGCCTACCGTTTCAGGTATGCCCATAAACATTATTATACTATAATCGGCATAATATGTCAATATGCACTCTGTTTAACAGGGTGCTTTTTTACGTCCAAATTTAAGAAATGAGGTAAATAATAATGAGTAAAAAAGTATTTATAGGAGTAGGGCACGGTGGAACAGACAGCGGAGCGGTTAAGTACATAGTCTTCTAGGGCAGTGGGGTTACAAACAAAACAGTATTGCAGGGGAAAACTTTATTAAACGTCTGCATACCGAAATTGATAATAAAATAATGACTAAGCCTATCAGGAGAAATCCCGATAGGCTTTTATTTTATTAATACTCCTTAA